CTCAAGGCATCAAGGAGCGCGATGGCGGCGACACGATACGCTACGGCGTTATTGATCCAGCCGCATTCAGTCAGGATGGAGGGCCGTCTATTGTTGAGCGAATGCGTATTAATTGGCGCAGGGCAGACAATAAGCGGGTAGGACGGCGTGGGGCGATGGGTGGCTGGGATCAAATGCGAGCAAGAATGATAGGTGAGGATTTAGGCGATCCACACGGACAACGCCCGATGGTGTATATATTCTCAACATGCACGGATTTTATCCGCACCGTCCCTACCCTCCAGCATGACAAGTCCAGGCCCGAGGATTTAGACACCACGGCTGAAGATCACGCCGCTGATGAAGCACGATATGGGTTGATGAGTCGGCCATATGTCCCGCATACTGAGGTAGATAAAACCAATCCGATCATCGAGATTGACGGCCTTTCAACCATGACAATGAATGATCTAGTCAAAGCCAGTACCAGACGGCGCAAAGAAGAAACATATCACTGATGATTTGTTTTCACGGAACACCTCTTTCCGGCGAAATTCTTAATGCTGTAAAAATCCTAGCGAATAAAGACGCAATGGTTTCGTTTGCTCGCCCAGATCAATTAACAGTCGTGGCCGAGGTGTGCCGCAGTTTTGTTTTAGATAACGGCGCATTTTCGGCATGGCGTAAAGGCGAACCCACAAAAAATTGGACGAAGTTTTATGATTGGGTAGATAAATGGAAAAAACATCCGGGAGCAGAATGGTGTTGCATTCCTGACGTTATAGACGGTAGTGAAGCGTCTAATGACGAACTGCTAACTGAATGGCCTTTTGAGTGCTTTGGGACGCCAGTATTTCACTTGCACGAAAGTTTAGATCGCTTAAAACGATTGGCTGATAAATTTCCAAGAGTTGCCATCGGTAGTTCTGCTCAGTTTTCAAAAGTCGGTACAAATCTTTGGTGGACTCGAATGTCCGAAGTTTTAGATTATATTTGTAATGATGATGGGCAACCAAATGTTAAACTTCACGGGCTGCGGATGCTTGATCCGACGCTGCTGGCCCATATTCCTTTTGCCTCGGCAGATTCCACGCATCTGGCGCGAACAATTTGCACAGACATGAAATGGCGAGGGCCATATGCGCCAAACAGTCCAGTAGCAAGAGCGGCAATCATCATGGATCGGCTTGAAAATCATGCAAAAGCCTCCCGATGGATCAACACGGCGGGCGCGCAAATAAATTTTGAACTGTTGGATTGTGCAAATGCTTCGTGAAAGCGTGCGAATAACCGAAATTTTTCTATCTATTCAAGGAGAATCTACAAGTGTCGGCAAGCCTACAGTTTTTGTGCGTACAACAGGTTGTCCGTTACGCTGTGGATACTGTGATACAGAATATGCGTTCGCTGGCGGCAGCGTAATCAGCATTAAGAATATTATTAGCGAGGTGAAGAAATTTGGAGTACGTTGCGTAACAGTCACCGGGGGGGAGCCTTTAGCTCAACCAAAAGTATTTAGATTGCTGGTAGATTTATGTGACGCTGGATTTGACGTTTCGCTTGAAACAAGTGGCGCAATTGACGTATCTAAAGTAGATCCGAGAGTTGTAAAAGTAGTAGATGTGAAAACACCCGGTTCTGGAGAAGTTGATAAAAATCTTCAGTCAAACCTAGATTATGTTAATAATCGGGATCAGTTAAAATTTGTTATTTGCAGTCGAAAGGACTATGACTGGAGTTGCGCCAAGATCAAAACAATGAAATTGAAAGAAAAGCCAGAAATACTATTCTCGCCGAGTCATAATGAAATGAAAGCAGGTGCGCTTGCTGAATGGATACTTGAAGATTCATTAAATGTGCGACTGCAAGTTCAATTACATAAATACATTTGGGGCGATGTAGCTGGCCGATGAACAAAGCTGTGCAGCACGCTATAGATCGTATGAAACGTGGTAGAAATCCTTTTTACGGGGACAAATACTAATGCCTAGAAATATGTTCAGCGCACTGATGAAAAAATTTATTTCGCAGCCGGAAAGAATGGGCGCACCAACGCAATCGAGAAACATACTTGGCATTAAGCATCCACTTGCAGAATCAAGCCCTGTTGCTCGAATACCCATATCGATGATACCCGGAGGTGGCCCAGTGTCAGGCTACACGCAGGAAGATTTAGCGACGTTGAAGCTGCCCGAAGAAACAACACTATTCTCTCCGCTCGGATATGACATCACGGATAAAGACTTAGCAAAAGTAGGACTCGCAACCGATGCAATGGATTTGCTACCTGGAGCAGCGATTGTTGGCGGCATGGCAACGAGCGCGGGGCTGCTTGGCCGTGCGCTCAAAGGCAAGGATTACGCCTCGACATCGACAGAGGACATAGCATCAGCCTTGCTTGCCCCAAGCCTGCAACGTCAAGGTGCGCTCGATGATGCAATGGTTACCTACCAAGGCTCCCCGCATAAATTTGACGCACTTGATCCCTCCAAGATAGGCACGGGTGAAAACGCACAAGCATTCGGGCATGGAATGTATGTAGCTGAGAATCGAGGGGTTGCTGGCGGGTATCGTGATGCACTATCAACGATTAGTATTGATGGACGCCCGATAGATGATGTGATTAACGAATTACCCGACAGCGTGATGAGTCTCGCAAAGCAACGTGGAATCACCATAGAGGAAGCTGCCGACATATGGGACGGCGGAATGAGGAATGAAATAGCTGCACTTAGCAATCTACGCACATATGGTGATGTCGCGTCAGCTAAAAGCGCGAGCAGTGTAGGCGCGGCAGCTAAGATAGATGAAATGGTGGAGTCAGGGAGATTCCAGGCCGAAGGCTACCTCTACGAAATAGATGTCCCCGATGAAGACATAGCCAAGATGCTGGATTGGGATGCGCCGTTTGACAAGCAACCAGAGGCGTTAAAAGAATACATACGTGCCTTCGATGAAGATGAGATGCAGTATCTTTTTGAAGAACGGTACGGCATAAACTATATTCCAGAGGAAATGACGGGAGGTGAATTGCATCGCGTATTAGAAGTAGCATACGAGAACGATATGATTATCCCATCATCGCGATTAGATAAAATTAATTGGGAAAGATCGACGACTAACAAAGAATCCGCGGCCATAGCACTAGAAGAGGCAGGCATCCCCGGCATCAAATACTACGATCAAGGAAGCCGAGGAGCCGAAGAAGGCACCCGCAACATGGTGCTGTTTGATGAATTAGCCAGACGCGCCAAAGTCCTAAAACGCAATGACGAGACAATAGCCGAGCCATCAGTAGATGAATTTATTGGTGATTTAGCTAGGACACCGCAAGAATTAACAATACGCGATGAAGTGCCAAATTTAGGATCTATTCGTTCATCGTTGACGAATTGGGAGGAGGTGCCAGGGATACAACAAATACCGATGTCAGAGTTTAACGCAGCGCCGAGAGATTTGTTCTATGCGGCGGATGATTTAGCCCATGTGGATAGTTTGGCAAATGAGATACGTCAAAGCGGCGAGATCAGCCCGCTAATTGTGGTACAGGATAGCGAAGGATATTACGTCTTAGAGGGCGCGCACAGGTTGGGCGCGTTGCACGAGATGGGGCAACCATCGGTGCCTGCATTAGTGATTAAAGATTTGGATAATCCCGTAGAGCCATCAGTCGATGAGTTTATTGGTAAGTTGCTGGAGGATTAGGTAATGCCCAGCACAAGCAAACGACAACGCAAATTCATGGCCGCTGCTGCTAATAATCCCGGCTTCGCCAAAAAGGCAAAGATCCCTCAGTCTGTCGCCAAAGACTTTCATGGCGCAGATAAACGGAAAAAGAAAAACAGGAGTGGTATGGTTGCCGCTCTGACATCGGAGCCGAAAGGTTATGCCTGATAACGACTACACGAACGACGGCACAATGGAAACGCCAGCCGATGCGGGCAAAGGCCTGCCGGGGGTTGTTAATCGCTGGGTGACTGAGCTTGATTTAGCCGACAAACAAGAAGCCGATTGGCGGCAACGGGCGAAAGATACGGAAGCTCGCTATCGGGATGAGAAAGTCGATTCAAGGCAACCGGGGCGTTACTCATCGGCTAATCGCTTCAACATCCTCTATTCAAACGTACAGACGATTTGCCCAACCTTGTACAACCAAAGTCCGTCACCTGATGTCCGTCGCCGGTATCGTGACGCAGATCCCATCGGCAAAGAAGTCTCCGAGGTATTAGAGCGCTGTCTGTCATTCACAATGGACGAGTGCGACTTTGATCGTTACATGCGCCTAGCGGTGAAAGATCAGCAGCTATGCGGGCGCGGCGTCACCCGTGTCCGCTATAACCCTGCATTCGCTGATGAAACCGACGAAATGAGCGGCGACAGCTACGAATCTCTGCAAGGCGAGGAAGTCAAATTCCAACATGTTAACTGGGCCGATTTTAGACATGGCCCCGGCAGGACATGGGAGGAGGTGCAGTGGGTAGCATTTCGGCATCTGATGACACGCGACGAATTGAAATCAAAATTCGGCGACAAGATGGGCGAAGAAGTAACGCTCGACTACTCCCCGATGGGAGTGGACGACAAAGACGGTGATCCGGTAACGGACACGTTTAAACGGGCGACGATATGGGAGGTGTGGTGCAACCGTCAGAAAGAGGTGATATTTATCTCGAAGACGCTGAAAGAGCGCCCGCTTAAGACGGAGCCAGATCCCCTACAACTGGCAAACTTCTTCCCAACACCGCGCCCGCTCTATGCGATGGAAAGCACCGACAGTTTAGTGCCGGTCGAGCCGTTCCGGTTTTATCGTGATCAAGCAGACGAGCTGGACAAAATTACATTAAGAATTTCAGGCATTATTGCAGCGTGCAAAGTCCGTGGTATTTACGACTCAACGATAACGGAAATGCAGAACATCATGGATGCTTCGGAAAACATGATGATCCCAGCGCAGGACGTTTTGCCGCTGATGCAATCCGGTGGACTCGATAATGCTATCTGGATGTGGCCGATTGAGAAAATCGCAGGCATTCTCGGCCAGCTTTATGTCCAGCGCGAGCAGATCAAGACAACCATCTACGAAATCACTGGGATCGCGGACATCATGCGCGGCAGCTCAATTGCAGCGGAAACACTGGGCGCACAGCAACTCAAGGTGCAATTCGGTACGATGCGTATGGATGATTCGCGCCGTGATGTGCAGCGCTATGCACGGGATTTAATTCGTATTGCTGCTGAAATCATCAGTGAGCAATTTACGCCGGAATCGTTGCAGATGATGACTGATATTAAATTGCCGTCGATGGAAGAAAAGCAACAGGTGCAGATGATGTTGCAAAGTCAACAAATGGCGATGCAACCTCAACCGGGACAGCCTCCACCACCTCCGCCACCGGAAATTCCGCCGGAAATCATGGAGATCCTGGAAAAACCGACGTGGGAGGAATGTATTCAACTGCTGCGTGACGATAAGCAGCGCAGTTTCCGCGTTGACATCGAAACAGATTCTACGATTTCGGGTGATTACGCGGCAGATCAGGAAGCGATCACGAAGTTGCTCCAAGGCGTAGCCGCATTTATTGCCGATGCAGGGCCAGCGGTAGAGGCGGGATATTTACCGATTGAAGCAGCAAAAGCGATGATCATGACGGCGGTGCGTCGATTCAAACTTGGCCGCGAAGTCGAAGATGCGCTCGACATGATCGGAGAAAACGATCCAGCAGCGAATGCAGAGCAGCAGGAAGGCGCAGGCGTTGAGCAAGCGCTGCAAATGAAGCTCCAGATCGAGCAGCAAGAAGCCCAGATCAAGGCGCAAGAAGTAGAGCAGAAGATGCAGATCGAGCAAGCGAAGATGAATATGGAATCGCAGGGCAAGCAAGCCGATTTAGCGATGGAGGAAAGAGATTTAGGATTGCGGGAGCGTGAATTAGCGCTGAAAGAATTTGAAGCGCAAAAGCCAGAGCCAAATCCTGAAAGCAAAATCCAGGCCGATGTGATGTTAGCGCGAGAAAAAATGCAGTTTGAAGCGATGGAAGCCGATAAGCAGCGCCAAGTTGATTTAGCTAAAACCATCATGGCTGAATTTGGCGGTGAAGAAACATTGACAGATCCCGCGCAAGCACTCAATCGAGCAGCGGAAATTATGGCGAGAATCAAAGAAGTCGTATCAGCAACCAATTTACCTTTGGCCGAGACAACAATGCTTGTTGCCGAGGAGCCAGCCATCACCGAAACAACGATTGTTGTTGATGATCAAATGTTGCAATAATCCGACAATGAGCGCTTACAAAGATAATTACGACAAAATTACATGGGATCGCACGGGCTACGATAATTCGCGTAAAAAATCACGACAGCGAGTATCAGGGCCGTATATTCAAGGCGATTACGAGCCTTATGAATGCCCTATTACCGGCGATTTAATTGACGGAAAGCGCGAACACGCGCAGAATTTAGAGAAACATGGGTGCCGAGTTCACGAAAAAGGTGAATTTGAAGATGTCAAGAAGCATGGACGCCAGCGCTACGAAGCGGAATTAGATCGAGCGATTGACAAAGCAGTGGAAGCTGCGGCCCGTGAAATTGATTGGTAAACAGAAAGGTGATCATATGGCAGACGATGCAGTAATTGGTGCAGAGCCGGTAGAGGAATCTATCGGGGATTTTATTGGCGAGCAATTCGATGTCGCCGAAGCATCCGATATTGAATCATCACCTGTTGAAGAAATTCGGGATCGTGCGGAGGAATCCGTACCCCAAGATGAAGCCGTCGAAGTATCGGCGGAAACCGACGAGGTGAGTGCTGAGCCTGAATCTCAGACCGCTACAGCGCCTCAATCTATGTCGGCCAAGGATCGTGAGGCATTCTATACTTTGCCGCCTGAGAGTCAGCAATGGATATCAGATCGCGTCAAAGAGCAAGAAGCCGATTACACGAAAAAGACAATGGAAGTTGCAGAACAGAGGAAATTTTACGAGAAACTAGAGCAGGCCATCGCGCCCCGGCGTCAACAATTCGCCATGAACGGAATGGACGATAGCACAGCGATCACGCAGCTATTAGCATTATCCGATTATGCCGAACGAGATCCGGTAAGTTTCACGCGCTATCTGCTCCATAACCGTGGCATTCCACTATCTGCCCTAACAGATAACGCCGGGGTAGAACCTGGCGACCCTCAAATTGCTGAAATGCAGCAGCGTTTGGCGGGTTTCGAGAATCATATTGCACAGCAGAACCAGCAACAATTAGCACAACAGGGCCAAGTAGTTTCAGGCGTTATAGACGATTTTGCTTCAAAGCATCCGTTCTACAGCGAACTAGAATCCGACATGGTTCCGATTGTGGTTTCGTTGAAAGAAAGCAAACCCGGATTAACTCACGATCAATATCTTGATTTGGCGTATAAGATGGCCGCAGCGGCCAACGATAATGTGTCAAGCAAGATTGAGATTGACCGCAAAGCCAAGAGCGATGCGGAGCGAGTAGCGAAGGCAAAACAAAATGCCGCAAGCGCTCGACGCGCCGGGGGAACTAACATTCAACCAACCGGCAATTTGCCGCCAAGTGTTGCACATTCTAAAAATGTAGATGATTTTATCGGAGCCTTAGTCGACGAGCGCATTTCAGCTTAGATATAGGTGGAATAAACCATGCCAGCTAATAGCTCATTTACAGAAATATCGGCGATCACGTATCGTCATTTTAAGAACAAGTACGTTACGGATAACGTATCTAATCACACCGCTTTGCACCAGCGACTGACGGAAAAGGATCGGGTTGATCTGATCTCCGGCGGCTGGGAAATTCAGGTGCCGCTGGATTATGCGGAGAATGGAACCTACCAAAGGTATAGCGGATATGACACGCTAGACATCGCGCAGTCGGAAGTGTTTACCGCTGCGAACTTTTCGTGGAAACAGGTTGCGATTAACGTCGTCGCCAGTGGACTCGAAGTTCGTCAGAATGCCGGTAAGGAAGGCGTTATCAAGCTCGTTAAGAACAAGCTGAAAAACGCAATGAAGACTGCCGGTAACAACTTTTCAAGTGATATGTACTCGGATGGCACCGCTGCTAACCAGATCAACGGTTTGCAAGCGCTAGTCTCTGATGCAGGCACCGGAACGGTTGGCGGTATCAACTCATCGACATATACGTTCTGGAAGTCGGGTTTGCAGTCAGCAGCCGCGCCGATTCAAGGCGGTGGTGCAATTACGCCATCTGCAACAACCATTGAGAGCATGATGCTTCCGCTGTGGTTGCAACTAACTCGTAACAATGATCAACCTGATTTGATTGTAATGGATGACACGTATTTTACGTTCTTCGACAACAGCCAAACCAGCATTCAGCGTTACACCAACACGACAGATCTGAAAACCGGCACGACTTCGCTTAAATACAAAGGCGCGGACGTGGTATATGACAGTCTAGCGGCGGGTATGCCTGATCAACACGCATACTTCTTGAATACCGATTACATCGGCCTTTGCGCCCATCGTGATGCGAACTGGACGGAAGTCCCCGAGAAATCATCGGTGAATCAGGACGCTGAAGTGCTGCCAATTATCTGGCAGGGCAACATGACTGTGAGTAATCGTTCGCTTCAGGGCGTAATGAAGGCTTAACCGGCAATAATCAGATCAGGAGAAAATCATGTCTGACTATCAAATAGTAAATCCCATTGTCGGTACGCAAAACATTGCCGACACCTCGACAACCCAAAACCAAGTGCTGGGGACTATCGTGCAAGCTAACGATGTCGCCTCAACCGCCTATGGCTCTGGGATGTTTATCTATCTCGCGGGCGTTGCATCAACAGTGCTTGGCTCGTTTGTCACTTTTAACCAAGACGACAACACCACAGCGCTGTTAGCGGCTAACGCTATCGGCCCTGTCGGCATCTCTATGTCAATTAATGTTGCCAGCCAGTACGGCTGGTATCAGATATATGGCAAAGGTGTCGGCAAGTGCCTCGCCAGTTACGCCGATAACGGACTCGTTTATGCAACTGCTACGGCAGGCAGCATCGATGATGCCGTTGTTTCTGGTGATCGGGTGAAGTTAGCTCTTGGTGCATCGGCAATCGACACACCATCGACGGGCCTTGCGGAGTTTGAGATCCAATATCCGTTTATGGATGACGGCTCCTCCGCGTAGAAGTCCTCCTCGTGGCTTTGGGCACCTCGAAAGGGGTGCCCTCTTTTAACTTCTGGAGACATTTATGGTTGACATTCTGCCGAGCGACAACAAAGAACGGCCCTGTTATATCGAGTTCGAGCTTCGAGCCGACGAGGACAGGAACGCATCTATTGAGGCTGGTATGCCGGTATTCAAAGACGTTGAGTACGCGAAATTGACGCCAGCAGGCAGTCAAGGCACCTTGGTTTCCGAGAAAGTCGTCACAGAGCAGCTCTTAAACGAGTGGCGTAATGGCAACAGGCGCGGTGATCGTCCAATTCCGTATTACATACAAGCGTATGAGGCTTGGAAGCAAGGACTGGAAATGCCAGTGAATGGCTCCGACGTTAAACATTGGCCTGGAGTCACACCCGCGCAATTGAAAACGTGTCAAGAAGCAGGCATTAAAACAGTCGAAGATTTAGCACTGTCGAACGCTGATAGCATCAGGCGTTTGGGCATGGGCGGTTTAGCTTTGGTGAAAAAAGCCCAAATCTATTTAGAAAATGCTGGGACAAATAAAGCCGCAGAGCAAATTTCCGCGCTGGAACTGAAAATTGAAGCGATGGAAAGCCTAGTGAAGATGCAAAGCGAGCAAATAACCGAGCTTCAAGATGACTTAGAGTCGCGTCCCGCAAAACGCGGCAGGCCAAAAAAAGAGGCAGCATGACACTTCTAACGATAGTCCAAAATTCGTGCGATACGATTGGCTTGGCGCAGCCATCGGCAGTTATTGGCTCGACAGATCAAAACATAATCGCATTGCAGGCGATGGCTAATACGGAAGGGCGGGAGTTGTTAGACAGATTCTCCTGGCCTGCCACTCAACTTGAAGTCACGCACACATCATTAGCCGCTGAATTGCAAGGCGTTATGACGACGCTTGCCCCTGGCTTCAGTTATATCACCAGCTCAACGTTTTGGGATCGAACGTTAACGCAGCCAGTGCGTGGGCCATTATCGCCAATCGAATGGCAAGCGCTGAAAGCAATGACTGCGACGGGGCCATATGCAAGCTATCGAATATTCGGCGGCAAGCTATATGCTTATCCCGCCCCATCTGCCGGTAATACATGGGTATTTGAGTACCAATCGACGTACTTCTGTCAATCAGCCGCAGGTGCGAATCAGTCGAAATGGACGGCGGACACGGATACCGGGGTACTCGATGAGCATCTAATGGAGATGGGCATCATCTGGCGGTTTAAGAAGAAAAACGGCCTTGATTATTCTGAAGATTATCGCTCATATGAGCAAAAATTGGCTATGGAAACCTCCCGCGCTGGCGGTAGGCCGATCTTAGACATGGTTGGATACACACCAACGCGAGGCGTCTACATCCCCGAGGGGAGTTGGGCGTAATGCCTACCGAGGAAGAAATTGCGGCGTTGTTAGATCGGCTCGATGCTGAGAGGAAGGCTAAGTACGGAGTACCGGATGATTTTCCAGTTGATAATTTAACTGCCGATCCGGCTTTAAATATTCCTCTCGGCGGAGGAAGCAGCGTAAACCCGACGATTGACTATCAAAACGGTATGCTTACTCCTGGCGTTGCGGCTCAAGGTAGCGATCTGTCCGGCTACGGTAATGTGGGAATTAATAAAATGGGGCCGCAAGCTGTCAATGCTGGAATAGCTGGATCTATGCCGTTTCTTGATGATCATCGCTTCAATGTCGATACCAGCATTCCATTATCAGATCCCGCAGGAGTCAACCTTCGTGCTGAAATAGATGCGATGCCAGACGATAAAAAGGAGGCGTTGGCGCTGGCGCTGGAATTGTCTCCACGGGACGCAAGGTATTATTTAGGCTTACGTTACAGCTACTAGCATGGGTACTCCCGCAAGCCAATATGTCGTACCAGCAGCCAGAGAGCATATTGAAAAACTTATTGCTGATAGTAAAAAACCTAAAGCAGTAATTCCTGGTAGGCCCAACCCGAATATTGGGATGGGACTCAAAACACCCAGCGATCAGCCGCAATTCGGAGAACCCGGCTGGGTGAATCCAAACTACGATCTCTACCATAACGCCGATGGCTATCATCGGTTTGATCCAAAAATAGTTGGCATGGGTATGCAGATGTCTCGAACCTATGCCGATGGCGCAGCGGCTTATAACTCCTACCAAGCGAATAATCCAAACACTATGTATGCCCGCTATTCGAGACAGTTTCTGGCGGAAAACGGCATAGATGCGGCCACAGCGACCGACCTGCAAAAGTTTGCTGCGATGGATTATGCTGGGCGATTAGGTCAATGGAAAAATCAACGCCCCAAACGTAAATTTGGTCTTAAGCAAGCGTTTGGTCTTGCAGCGCAAATAGTAGGAACGGTCTATGGTGGCCCCGCTGGGGCAGCGCTTGGCTCGGCTTTTAGTACCGGCATACAAGGTGGAAACTTAGGCGACATTGCGAAGTCAGCGGCCATCGCTGGAGCAGCCACCTATGCCGGTGGGGCGATTGGTAGTAAATTGGGAGGGGGAGCAACAGCGGGAAATTCAGTCGATAGAATGTTTGCCGCTGCCGCTAACTCAGGATCAAAAGCATCAACACTCGGCAAAATAGCGGCGGGAGTGGGTAGCGCTTATAAAACGGCTGCACCCTATTTAACTACTGCTGGAAAAATCGCTGGCACGACAGCAGCAGCTATAAACCAATCGGGAGTTAATTTAAGTCCCGATCAATATAGTCTTCGTGAGGGTGGAAATCCAAAAATCACAACTTTCGAGCCGGAAAATAAAAATATTGCTTTCGACGCACACCCGACAAGCGCCTATCTTGCGGCATACCCTAGCGCTCCTGCATCAACAGAAACTACCGCAAGCCCAATAACTCCAACTCCAGCAGCCCCGATAGCTGGAACCGAAACCGCTGCGCGGCCTTATGTCGCGCCGCCGCGCATTCCGATTGCGCCGAATATTCCTATCGTTAATTACGATCCAAGCAGAAATTACGCGCAGCTTACACAACAATTAAGCCCACGCGCCTCAACAATGCAGCAGGCGTTAATGCGCCCCGCAGCGACTCGCCGCCGATCTCAAAATGCTAGAACCGCTTAATAATAACTCTCAAAGAGTCAAAACGTCGCAAAGCGTAAGCATTCCTGCGCCTGTGCGCGGTTGGAATGCGCGTGATTCTTTAGCAAACATGCCCGAAGATTTCGCGGTATCGCTCGATAACGTATTTCCGAATCTCACAAGCTGCGATCTGCGGAGCGGTTATTCATCGCACTCAACCGGCAACGGCACGGGCGCTGTAGAAACACTGGTGGAATACGCGGGGCCGGTAACGCGCAAGTTACTCAGCGCCGCCGGTAGTGTTATCTACGATTCGAGCGCAGCCGGTGGATCAACATCGATTGCCACCGGCAAAACGAATGCCAGATGGCAAACGACGATGATGGGGACTTCCGGCGGAAACTTTTTGTATTTCGTAAATGGAGAAGATGCGCCGATTTATTACAATGGCTCAGCCTTTGTTACGCCAACGCTTTCGAGCGTCACACCAGCCAACATTATTCACGTCACAACGCATCAGCGGCGGTTGTTTTTCGTTTTCAAACAAAGCCTAACCTTCGGCTATTTGCCAGTGGTTTCCGTGGCTGGCACGGTTTCGACGTTTGATTTAAGCGGGCTATGTCGTAAAGGCGGCTACCTGATGGCGATTGGCTCATGGACGCGGGACGGTGGCTCTGGCCCTGATGACTTATTCGTTGCGATAACGTCCGAAGGTGAGGTTATTTTGTACTCGGGCAACGATCCCAGCACAGCAGCAGATTGGGTGTTGTCCGGCGTATTCAGCATCGGTAAGCCAATCGGCAGGCGGTGCATTGAGAAAGTTGGCTCTGATTTAATCGTAACGACGCAGGATGGCGCTATATCACTGACGACATTCTTGCCGATTGATCAAGTCGCCAGCACCAGCATGGCGATGTCAACTAATATTCAAAACGAATTTGTGAGTTCGACGCGGAGCTATGGCGCTAATTTCGGTTGGCAGTCGCTGCATTACCCCCAAGGATCGTACCAATTATTTAATATTCCGATCAGCACAACGGCTGCTTATCAGTATGTTATCAACACGCAAACCGGCTCGTGGTGCCGATTTACCGATCAAAATGCCGCTTGCTGGGCGCTTTATAATGATGATCTGTATTTCGGCGCTCAAGACGGCGGAATAATCTACAAGGCTGACACCGGCGTGTCGGACAATTCAAATAATATTGATTGGAAAATACGGCCCGCGTTTTCGTATTACGGCGCAAGAGGCAATCAAAAACTATTCACGCTCTGCCGCCCGCATTTTACATCCACGGGATCGCCAGGGTTTGCGATAGATTTAAACCTGGACTTTTCCGACGCGATTCCAACTTCTGTCCCGACTGAGCCTACAATTTCGGGTGCGCTTTGGGATGTCGCGAAATGGGATACGGGCCTTTGGACGGGCAGCGCTCAATCGGCTAATTGGGTGACTGTCACGGGGCTAGGTGAGGCCGCTTCTCCCGCGATCCACGGCGCTACAAAGTCAATCACGATTAAATTTAATTCCTACGATATGGTGTGGCAGCAGGGTAACGCGATTTGACTACCTTGGTATTTGGGCGTGACGAAGAATTAGCGACATGGGCAGAGCGGAGCGGCATCGGGCCATTCCAACGGCCATTGACAGCCATCGGGGTAGCTGACGACGAGGATAAAATTATGGCAGTGGCAATCTACAATAATTATCGTTATTCTGCCGACATCGAAGTATCCTTCGTTGCAGCGACCCCACGTTGGGCCACGCAGGGCAATATTCGGGCAATGTTAGCTTATCCCTTTGTCCAGCTCGGCGTTAAAAGGTTGTCTGCTATCACGACTAAGAAAAACAAACGTTGTAGAAAATTACTTACCGGGCTTGGTTTTAAGCAGGAAGGCGTTCACCCGTTCGCCGGAGAAAATCAAGCGACTGCGATCACATACGGCCTTTATTCTGAGCCAGCGAAAAAATGGGTAGAAAATCATGGGTAAAAAGACACCTGACGCACCGCCTGGATTTAATCCGACGCAAGTTGCAGCCGCACAGGGCGCAATAAACAGAGAAACGGCTGTTGCTCAAACGCAGCTTAATCAGCTCGATGAATTTACGCCGTATGGCACCTCTGTTTATGCGCCAACTGGCGATCCGACGCCGCAAGGCATCCAGAGGTACAAGAGAACCTTTAAGCTAGATCCAGAACAGCAAGCGATTTTAGATCAACAAAATCGAGTAAGTCGCGAATTGAGTACGGTTGCCGGAGATCAAGTTGGCCGAGTTGGCGAAACGCTGGCTACGCCGTTTACCTATGAAGGGATGCCCGCTGGCGGTAGCGCAGCCAACCTCGGGCAAACCACAGCCAATTTAACTGCAATGACGCAAAGCCCGTATGACTTGCAGGCCGGGAAATCCTTTGCCCCAACCGCCCAAGGCATAGGCGCAGCGGCGGACGCTGGCACACAAGCCGCGATCACCGCCGCAGAATCTTATAGCACGCCTTTCGATTACTCATCGGCCCCCGCAGCGCCCGAAGCCGACGCAGCAGCGAGGCAGCAAGTGATCGACTCGATGTATGGGCAGGCGCAGTCTCGCTTAGATCCACGGTTTGAAGGCGAACAAAGAGCGATGGAAAATCAGCTCGCTAACTCGGGTATTCCGAGAGGCAGTGAAGCATTTTCGAGCGCGATGCGAGACTTCAATTTAGGCAAAACCGATGCGTATCAAAGTGCCTTAAACGCTGCAATTCAAGCAGGCGGTGCAGAGCAATCACGGTTATTCGGCCTCGGCACTCAAGCACGACAAAATGCCATCGCCGAGCAAAACTATTTGCGTGCTTTACCGGCAGCGGAACAGGCTCAGCTTATGGGTATGTATGGGCAGGAGCAGGCTTTGCGCCAGGGGCAATTCGATGCGATGGGCGCGGTGCGTGATCGAGAAATCGATGAGCAGTTACGCCAGCGTCAAATTCCGATGCAGGAAATGCAGAATCTAGCACAAGCGCAAACCGGACTATTTGGCCTGCGCGATACGGAGCGTGGCCGTACTATTCAAGAGCAGGCTTACTTGCGTAATCTGCCGCTGAATGAAACTGCCGCACTGATGTCCGGTACTCAAATTCAAACGCCAACATTCGGAGCTAGTCAGCCAACAGCAATAGCAGCGCCCGACTACGCTGGGTTAACTGCGAGCAATTATGCAAATCAAGTCAATGCTTACAACACGCAGTTAGGCTTGAAGGGCGCAAAATACGGCGCACAAGGCGATTTAGCTGCTGCGCTCGGCGGCGCTGCAATAGCAAAGTGGGCATAAATAATGCGAAATATTGATTTATATCGTAGCGGAAGTCGTGGACTGTTAGGCGGACAGGTTGCTCGGATCCCGTCTTACACTGCAAAGCCTTACGACATAGAGACACCGGCATCTGCGCGATACAAATTTGCCGCAAAAATGGTAGAGGCGTTGACTGCTAAAGCACAAGAAAATAGAGAGCGGGAAGATAGAGATGCCTACATGGCCGCTCTTTCTAGAGAAAAAGAATTTGATCCGTCAACAATGCCACCCCCTGAAGAATCTAATCTTTTAGCTGGGGAGCGAGAAATCATGGCTCAGGCTTTACTGGCAGAGGAGCCATCTTTAGGCATCAGCGCAGAAAAGTCCTTCCCATTATTCACGGCAAGCCAAGGCCTTATACGGCAGAATGTCAACGACGATCCGCGTGTGGCAGAAATGTTTTCAGACGGCGCATCAGAGCGTTATAAAAGTATAAGTGAAGAAAGGCCTGCGGAAGACGTAGCGTTACCCCCATTAGGGACAGACGAATCCATGATTCCTCCTCCTTATGCGGAGGGATTTTCTGGAGGCCCGGAAGCGTTATTCGGAGCTGACGGAGCGAGCGATCCACGCATGCAGGCTGCTCTTATCGGAGATATTGGGACGAGAGCAGGTGACTTACAGCGCCATGAAGATGAATTAAAGGCGGCTGAAGCGAATTTTGTTGGACGAGATGAAGCTATAGCTGCTTACGATCCAAAGACGAAATACGGCGAAGAATTGAAATATGGATACCAAGTAGATCAGGTTGGCAGAGATATAGCAGAAGAAGAGGCAGAAGACGAGAGGGTTAGAGTGGCTGAGTTGCTACGGCAAAAACGTGTGTATGAGGGGAAAGTGGCTGATAGGCTGGCACAGTCAAAATTTGCAGAAGCAGGAATAAGAGCATCTACAGGCACCGGCGCGTCCTCGAATATGAAAGATCATAGGCACTGGGCACAATTAAACCAAAATGTCGCCGACGCTATAAGAATATACGGGCCTGAAAGTCCTGAAGCCAAAGCCGCTATATCTTCTCGACAGACATTTGAAAGATTCGCAGTTACTCCTACGATGGCGAACTTGCAAAACGAATTTCGGCTTTTAGATAAAGTAGGCGAAAATGCTGGAGGTGCGCCGATAGGAATAAGTCCGACGGACAGAAAAGAATACTATTATGCGCGGGCTTTTGGAGAAAATAACGCGGTAGCGGCGTCGGAAAGAGATAATAAATTGTACGACAAGGTCGAAAGTGCTCAGAAAGTAAACGATAAAGTCGGCTTAATGTTAGCTCGTCTTGATACGATGGACGCTGAGTTTGGCGGGAAGCTTCAAGATTGGAAAACGGGGCTTAATGCTATAGTAGCCGAGTTCGGTGATGAGGCAGCTATGCGGAAGGCCACCGATGCACAGTTTATGGCGGCTTTACAGGGTTCTACAGTATTCGAGTTATTGAAAATACTCGGTATCGGGGCAAGAGGACTAGATACGCCAGCCGAAAGGGAGTTTCTACAGGAAGTTATAGCTGGGCGTAATACGCTTACGCATGGTGCGCTCGTAAGAATGGCACTTAGTAGAGCTTCTCAAGGAAATGATATTTACGAACAGTGGAACAAAAAAACCTACGATGGGAGTCTTAGAGCTTGGTACGATTTCAATAACACGTCAGAGAAAATATATGCGCCGAATATATTCTTGCCGAAAGGCGCGGATGAAGAAGACGTTACGAACACAATGAAGCACTTAGAAGCACAAGATCGCCCCTCTAGCCGCGACGATGCTATTGCA